TTAAGTAACCCTTGCTTTTATTCGGGGGAATATCACAAGTTATTTCGTGACCAAAATTTCTTATTGCGTATCTTAGGCTTTCTGTTGGAAGCATGATAACCATATCTTCTAACACAAACGCCCAGTAGTCAGCTTGAGTTACTGATAAACCAGACGGTTCCCAAGATTCGGATTTAAGATACCAGCATTCAATCTCAATGTAAACATTTCCAGTTTGATGCCACTTGCGGTCGCGCTTTACTTCAACAGTTTTACCATTGGTTAGAAGTTGTTCAACAAGTTTCTCTCCTTCATGACCATATGAGAAATCTAAATCGAAACTTGATTTAGTTACTTCCATTGACTCAATGTCCTCGCTCTAAATAATTCCGTTGATGAGTTATACAAAGTCATCTTGCTAGCTTCTGCTGCTAACGTTATATACTCTTCAGCATTAGGGTCAGCTTTGCCATGACGATTCTTCACGACAGCCACACGATAAACATTGGATGCGCTATCCAGCGCCACAGATAAGACGAGTTCTGGTAGGGCTGCAACCTTGCCCATCAGAGCCTTACGTGGCGCTGGGTAGTTTGGCTTAGACATCTTCTCATTCTCCGACACATGGTGAAGAACGATGAAGGCAGTTTCATATTCACGAGCCATATAGTGGAACGCTGACATTGCATCACGCAATGCAGTCCACTCATTGTCGCTTGATGAAGCGACGTTCATTAAGTTATCAACATACACCGCCACAGGTGCAGCACCGTGCAGTTCAATCCACGCTTCGATTTCTTCCTCGATGTCTTGTAACGAGGGTGCTGGGTCGAAGGCAAACCGAACATGTCCTGCACCTTCAGCCAATGCATCTTCAAGAAGAACACTGGCTTCAGTATCCATGATTCTCTCAACGTCAGACACTTCTCTGTCCATAATGATTGCGCCTGCACGAGTCGCTATTGTTCTTGAATCAGAGTCCGCTGAGATATATAACGCTGGAACTTTGGAGGCGATGGCGTACCACAATGCAATCAGTGTCTTACCGCCACCTGGCTGACCTGCAATTAAATGCAGTTGAGCCTGACGGAAGGATACTTGGGCTGCGGTAAGTGAAGGAAGCACCTCTGGTAATTGCTTACCAGCAGGTGATTCCACACCGACTACTTGTAGTAGTGAACGCATTGTTACCCTTTAGTCCAGATAGTTTCTGCTTCAGTAACTCCTGGCTTAAATGGCTTTGGTCCCTTGGCTGGGTCAAACCAACCAACGTAAGCTTTACCAGCCTTGGATACGCCCTTCTTCTTGGCGTACTTGCCACGTCCATCTGGTAAGTCTGGGGCATCTGGATGTCCGTATGTCCATTCATTGCCGTACTTGTCTTTGACTACCTCAATTGATTGAGGTGTGGTTCCAGCAACTACTGGTTGTGGGTTAAGCCCAGCATCCTGCAGCATCTGGATTGCTTGTTCAGCATTAGGTGTGTATGCATTACCTGTTGGTCGATTAACCAACACAGCTTGCAGACTTTGTGCTTCACTGATTGCCTCAATAGCTGCATTCAGATTAGCTTTGAATTCAGCAATACTCATACCTCGAACGGTAAATAAGTCTTGCCCATTTAGTTTGCCAGTATATGAAAACGTAGATTCAGTCATCTACTTTTTCCTTTCCTTCCCCTTTGTTGTAGGTATTTGCAGAGGGAAATCTTTTGAGCCCATTGCTGGACACTTCTCTTGGAATGAACACATCTTACAGTTTTCTCCAACCGATGGTGGGAACCAACCTTTAGACACGGAGTCATTCATTGCGCCAAATACATAATCAAAGTAATCAATACTTAAATGCGATAAGTCAAACAGGTCATCAAGCTGACCTTGTCTTGTCATAAAGAATGCGCCGAACTTTGGGCGAATGCCGTATATCTTTTCAATACCGCTGGCATACAAGCCAGCTTGAATCATACCGAACGGTGTCCTAGCACCAGTCTTGAAGTCGACTATTACTAAGTCTTCCCCCACTTGGTAAATGACATCAATGACAAAGCGTACAGGTGTGCCTCCGAAATGCACACTTGCATCCCATTCGATGCCAGGACGACCGTCGGGCAGGGTGGCGATTTGCCAACCAGATTGAGCATACCACTTCTGATAAGCCTCAACCTGCTTGAGTCCATCACTCTGCCAGAACGCTAGGTCTTCCCCATCTGGGCGAGCTACGGTCTTACGACCAGCAGTCTTCCAATCAGAACTAGGAACACCTGTTTGTTCTTCGGTAACTCTAACAGATTCATTAAATACTTCAAGCCATTTTTCAGTTAAACTCATCATCATCCTTCGGAGTGTAGTCTGGGTTATCTATGGGGGTAGGGGTAGTCATCGGCGACCCACAGGTCGCACAGAAGGAATCAGTAAACCACATAACAAGCTCATAGTCTTGGAAGATGGCACGGATAATTTGTATGTTGGAGCCACAGTTAATACACTCATTGCTGGGTATTCCCCGCTGGTCAATTAGATTCTTGCTGGGTTCTATAGAGCTCATGATTCAACCATTCCAGCATCGAGTGGACAGCCGAACCTGCAGCCAAATAAACAGCTGGTTTCTCTGGGACCATTGCGACTTTACTGAGGTAGTATTTCTGCGGGCAGGATTGCCAAGTAGAAAGCTGACTGTACGAACGATGTGGGGGTAGTTGATTCATATGACCAGTGTAATCTCTAACACGGACAAATCGGGTAAGACACGCCGTTTGTTTTTTAACCAAATCCGTGATAAGTTTGAGGGGTGGAGGGCGGGAAAGGCTCGCCACAGGGCGAGCCGATGAAAGATATAGAAGTATTCATAAAGAAAATAGAAGATGCGAAGACGCATCTTCCTGATGGGCATAAAGATAAAGAATGGATAGAAGGGTTTAACGCTGGTTTAGACTGGGCAATAAGGATTCTAAACAAAGATAAATCTGCGTATTAAAAACAAAAAGAAGGGGGAACCGTTTGGTTCCCCCTATCTCTTTGGCTCCCTACCATTCAGGCGGAGCAACTGCGAGCGCATCCAGCGTGGCTAAGTTGATGCACCCGACTGCTGGAATGGAAAGCGTATGCTGCAAACCCTTAAGCAATTCAGCCAGGGGAGCATCTAGCACATCATCTCCAGCTATATTCAGCGCCACTCGAACTTTTTCTACTAGTTCGTGACGCTCACCTGGTGATACCAGGGATATTAGTCTGTTCTGTTCCACTATGTAATTGGAACTTCTGTATCAATAGTCTGTAATTGAACCGTAACTATTCCACCGAATCCTGCTGCGAATGAGGGTGGAGAAGTCTGCTCAAATTGGATAGCACGGATTGTACAGACTCGTTCTTCTCCCGAAGAAAAGTCTTGGAATAGTACCGCGCCTCCATTTTGTTCAATGCGTTCCAAATAGTTAATGCGTTCCCATGGCGCGGATACTCTTGTAACTCCATTGGAATCGCGCTCCTCTTCATAGCATAGTAATGGGATAGTAATTGTACGAGAACGAAGTGGTGCTGGTAAAGCACGACACTGCCATTCTTCTACAGTCGGACCAACTGTTGCACTGCTTGTGCTACGAGTTAAGGTCAATGTAATTTCAAAGTGGTCTGCTGGCTGTAAGCTTGCAGATAATTGGAAGTCGGTTGAACCACCTAGTGGGATAGATTCAATTCCTGAAGAAGTACCATCTTGGTCAGAAACAGAGAAACCAACAGTTCCTCCATTGCCATCTGTTCTTATTGCAAGAGATACTGGTTGTTTATCTTCAGCAGTACCCCAACGAATCCAGCCAGAGCTGATGGTTCCAGATGTAGCAAGTTCAGTTGCATGTTCAATCCATACGCCAGATGCACCAACCATAAACTTACGTGCGGTAATCCCAATAAAGCAAACGCCTATTACGTCAGAGGAATCGGTAGCTAAGTCGGCAGCATAGGCATATCCGTTATCTATCGGTTGACCTAAGTCAACACGCCACAATCCTTTAACTGTATTGATGGCATAGTTACGAGTCGCGTATATATATCTATTATTGAATGCAATATCTTTAACATCGCCAACAACATTGAGTGGTCCATAACTAAAACTTAATCCGTCAGTGCTTTGATTTCCAACACGGAGTCCAGCAGTAGTAGCCATAACTACGTACTCGTTTAGGTATGTACGAATCTGGTGCAGGGTTTCACCACGAGGTAGCTCAGCAATAACAATTGGGTCTTTGATTGCAGCAAGTGGTGATGTTTCATCGATAGCAAATGACAAGACACGGCTGATAGCGCCAAGTGTATAGCCAACTATGATGGCACTGTTTAGTTCACCAACTGATTCCCATACCAAGTTAGAATCTTTGAATGTGTATCGCTCTTCTGTGTTACCCATAGTTGTTGGGGTAGAAGAAGGAAACCTAGATAGTTCATAGACTACGCATTGCGTAGTATCTTCTTTAACTCCGATAACAATACGGTCTTTAACAAAGCCAAGAGCCTGGACGGTAAATGTAGTAACACCGTTTGGTTTATTCCAAAGCTTGGTTACAGATAGTGAAGTGCTTACTGAATAAATACCATCACTAGCACCAACGATAGCGCTGTTACCATCTGATGATATAACTTGAGCTGTTACTGAAGTTGCAAGAGATGTTGATGTAGTAGTGTTAGTAGAACCATTGTAATAAAAAACATTACCGCTTTGAATATAGAATGCGCCATTGTTTGTTGTGGCAGGCTTAGCGGTGATAGCAGTAGTTGATACATGTGTGGTTCTAGGTAAAAGCTTTAGTTCGCCAATGTTCCATACATCAATATTGTTTGATTCATAGAATCTATATTGGTCGGATGAGTCAGCGTCGTAGTAACGTTCACCAGCACCATGATGCCAGGATGTAGCAGACCTAATCCACCAGTTAGACAGAGAGTTTTCACCAGCGGATGTGCCTTGGTCAATACGTTCCTTCTGATAAGTCGTAGTGATACGACTTATACGGTTCTGGTCAGATGCACCAGATAACCATGGCGTGTTACCAATTGCATAGCTTGCAGCAAAATCCTCTCGCTTGTATTTAACAAGCGCTGTTGGGATTGCTTGGCTAAGAATAATCGGTAGGTCGCCAACAAGGTCCTTGTTGCTAGTTGCCACGATTTACCTCTACTTCTTATTAGTTGGACATTCTGGACAGCAGCAGTGATGATGTGGTTTAATTACAATTGCTGGCTTCTTTGATGGTAGTACGGCAACAGCAGCTTTAATACGATTGGTTAACTTAGGTTCGTTTAACCACCAGAACCAAGGGCTGGTGTCATTACCTTGACCATCATTGATAGAAATATGCAGGTGCTTGGTATGCGGGTTTGAACCAGTATATTTTCTGTTGCCTTGCTTAGCGTATTGCTTAGACCAAATCTTCTTATCGAAGATTAGATACTTAACTCGTGCATCTTCTTTTAGTTTCTCAAAGATAACAGCACAGTCAATACCATTAGCTGGGTCATGAGTAAGGTCTACTGCTAGCCCAGTATTGTGGTCCGAAGTCGGACTCGCCTTGAGGTGAGCAGCACTGGGCAGGAGCCCATCGCTTGCCTTCTTGCGTTTCGGTGCTAACGCCGTCGCTTGACGGAGCACAGCAATTGCAGCAGGTGTGGCTTTCTTGGTTACAGGTTTCATTCATTTCACTTTCCTGCTATTAGGGTAAATAGTTCGTCGACTCTGCGTTCTAATCTGTCCAATGAGTCACGCATACTTGTGCCAGAATTCGGCTTGAGTTCAGTAAGGTAGTGCTTGACCAACCAACGAACTGAGCCAGCAAAGCTGGCGACTATTGTGGTAACCGCTACCGCGATACCAGCCCATTCGTTGGTGCTCATTACTCTGTTTTACCGAACGCTGAATCTGATGTATCTAAAGCGCGGAGCACGACAGGCAACACTGCCACGACTCCTGCTGTGAAGATAGCTTTGGCTCCCGATGCGTCAACAGTGAAGATATCCCCACCAGTAGCAGTAAAGGCAGCAAGGCAAGCGCCAATAAAATGGCGAACATAGCTTTTAATAGCTGCGAAAGTTTTTTCATTCATTTATTTCTCCTTGGTTTGTGAGCAGTTTTAATCCATGCTTAGGGATACAGATTACTCTGTAGGGTATACTACTTTAATCCACTCTTGATTTGTTTCAGACCATAACCAAACATAACCTTCAATATTTTCTGGTTTAGCAACTGGTGCTTCCCATTTAAAGGTTGTATAGTTTAATTTCCAAGACGGAAATGGTGAGGGTGAAATAAATGCATCAAATTGAGGGTCATACTTGTATCCAATACCAGCAAAATTGCCGCGTATATTTGCGTTGTAAGATGTTCGTACGCAGGGTTGACCTCTAAAGTTTGAGTACCAATTTTCTGGTTTTAAGCCTTCAATAAGTTCTGTTTCATCAATGCCAACAATTACTTCTGTTACAACATTGTTTTCATCTAGAAAAGCATAATGTGCCATTATGACCAACTCACATTTCCAGTACCAGCAGTAATAGTGGCTCGTTTGTAACCACCGCTTGCACTGCTTTCTGTACCTGTTAAACCTGAACCAATAGTAATTGTTCTGGTATCTGGATATCTAAGAATTACAACACCAGAGCCACCTTGACCACCAGTGAAACCACCACTACCACCGCCACCACCACCGCCACCACCTGTGTTTGACGTACCTGCAGTTCCATTTCCACTTGACCCGCCTGTGCCACCGCCACCTGAGCCACCAGAACCGCCAGTGTAACTACCAGCACCACCGCCACCTGCGCGAGTGACTGAGGTTCCAGTAATTGAAGATGACTGACCGCCTCCGCCGTTGCCACCAATTATATAACCTCCACCGCTTCCAGTAGCACCAGCACCCCCGCCTCCTCCGCCTTGGGCTCCAGATTGACCTTGCTGTCCATCATAGCCTTGAGCAGTAGTACCAGAACCACCACTAAATGTTCCGCTTCCTGAACCAGCGCCTCCACCTGCGCCACCAGCACCGCCAGCAACAGAAGATTTTGCACCTCTACCGCCACCTGCTGATGTGATTGTACTAAAGACAGAATCATTACCTGTGCTTCCGTTTTGGTCGCCTCCTGGAGCACCAGCACCACCTGCACCAACTGTTACTGTGTAATTAGTTCCTGTTAAAAGACTTAAAGCACTTTCGGCAGAAGCGCCTCTACCAGAAGTTCCTACAGTGCTTCTATAGCCACCAGCACCACCGCCTCCGCCAGATTCAGTGTTGCCTGATAATAGACCAGACCCGCCACCACCACCGCCTGCGATAACTAAATAATCCGCGGTAAATGGAACAATATTTGGCATTGTTGCAGAGTTTGAAGCATTTGAGTCTGCGGAAGTTCCGTTAGCGTTAGTTGCTTTTACTTTAAAGGTATAAGCAGAATTAGCGGTTAATTGTCCTTCTGTAAATGTATATGAAGTAGAACTTGTAGTTGCTGCTGTACGAGAAGTTCCAGCAGTTGTTCCATTAAGAAATGGAGTAATAGTAATAGCAGAAAGATTTTTGCCACCA